TCTAAACTGACAGAAGATGAAAAGAATGAAATCGTATCACAAAAGAAGCTGAACCTCAACGATATGAATGGCAAAAATATGTATAATGGTCATTCTCTTAATTATTTCTTTAATATGTGGCACCGACACTTTCCTAGTATAAGACAAAGCAAAACTTGTAAGGGATGTAGAGATGGTGTTGTTAAGTTCTATCACGGACTTGCAGATTTAATATCTGAACAAAGAAACTTAGCTAAAGCTGCTGTGCCTGTTGAAGCTGCTATAGAAAAAAAACCTATAAAGGCAAAAGCTAAAAAAACTAAATCTAAAAAATAATATGGCTAAAAGACAAAACGACATTGAAGTTGTTGAGGAGTATTTAGAAATATTAAACGAAGAAGTTTCTTTAAGGTTTGGCGACCCTACTTCAAAAGATACAATTAGACATCTAATTGAGAAAGGAATTATAACCCCTAAGGTTTTGAGAAACTATATGATAATATATGATTTTGATACTATTTTAAAGTTCAATGAAGGCAACAGAACTCATACTTTTATGGATTTATCTATTAAATATCACATATCAGAAAGACAGGCTCAAACTATAGTTTATAAGGAGAGAAAGAAGATAGAAGCCTCATCTAATATAACTTATTAAAATTTATTCCTAAAACTTCGCAAAACTTTAATATGTAAAATATATTTTTGCACTTATGAAGAAAAATTGGTACAACATAAGTGGAAAAGCATCAGATAGTATAGTAGATATTTATATATTTGATGAGATAGGTGCTTACGGACTAAATGCACAATCCTTTATTGATGAAATTAAGCCTTTTAAGAACTCTGCACTAAACATACACATTAACTGTGTAGGTGGAGATGTTTTTGATGGAATGGCTATTTATAATGTAATCAAAAAAAGAACTGCTGAAACTACAGTTTATATTGAAGGTATAGCTGCAAGTATGGGTAGTGTTATTGCTTTAGCTGCAGATAATGTAGTTATGGCTGAGAACTCTTTATTTATGATTCACAACGCTTGGGGTGGAGCAATGGGAGAGGCTAAAGAAATGAAAAAAACAGCAAAGCTTTTAGATAAGATAAGTGGAGAAATTGCTGATATATATGTTAAAAAGACAAACTTACCTTACAACAAGGTACAAGAAATGATGGATGAAGAAACTTGGTTAAATGCTGATGAAGCATACGAGCTAGGCTTTATAGATTCTATCTCGGATGCTATAAAAGTAGCAGCCAAATATGATGTTTCTAAGTTTAAAAATATTACAAACGAAGAAGTGTCTAATAAACTAAGTGTTAATTTAAAGAACAAAAAAATGACTGATGAGTTAAAAGCTTGGTTTAATGGTAAAGTTGAAGATATTATCGCAAGAGTAAAAAGTGAATCATCTGACAACGATGCTGTTGAATCAACAGAAGTAAGTGAAATAACTATAGCAGATGAAGCTGAGATTTTAAACAAGTTCTCAGATTTTGAAACTAAGGCTATTGAGCTTAACGGGTCTATTGCTGAATTAGAAGGAGAAAAAATTACTCTTACTGAAGAAGTAGAAAGACTAAACGCTTTATTAAGTAAAGCAGAAGCAAAGGGTACAGATATTTCTACAGATAGCGACCCTGCAGTAGTAAAGAATGATGTAGAAAAGAAAGAAGATGCGTTTTGGAACGGATTAGTAGCTAAAATGAATCATAATAATTAATTAATTTAAAAAAGAAAAAAAATGGCAAATGTAGCATTAAACGGATTAGGTTCAGCTTACAAAGGGACTTACGCTAGTAAAATTTTATTAGAGCCTATGTTTACTTCAGATGATATTATGAGAAATTATACTATCTATCCTTCAGTAAAATATAAGCAAAACATTACAATGGCACCTGCTTTAAGGGGTATCACAGCAGCACACTCAGGATGTGGAACAGAAAATACTTGCAATCCTGCAGGATTTACTTTAACACAAAAAGTATTACACGCACACAATGTGTCTGTAAAACAAACTCAATGTTGGGAAGAATTTCACGATGAAGTTATTGTAGAATCTTACAGAAACGGAATCAATATGCCTGACTTAACAGGAACTCAATTAGCAGAAGTAATCATTAATAGAGTAAGAGCAGGTGTTGCTAACGATATGGTTAGAAATATGTGGTTTGGAGAATCAACTATTACAGTAGGTTCGGCTGATTGTTCTTATCAATCAATGGGTAATGGATTATTCCACCACCTATCAGCAGGAACTGCTTTCCAAGCAGGAACAAGTGCTAATATGACTCCTGTAACAGGAGCTTTAGTAACAGCAGCAGCAACAGCTTCTTATGCAACAGTAGGAGGGTTAATCAGCAACGCAGATGTTATCTCATTATTAGATAATGTATTTAATACTGCACCATCTGAATTACAACAAGTACCTGCAGGAGAGAAAAGAATGTTTGTTACACCAAATGTATATAACGCTTGGTATAACTGTTTAACTGCAGTAGCAGTAAATGGAGCAGTTGATTACGGACACTCTGAAGCACAAGTAGGGAAATCAAGATTATACTACAAAGGAATTGAGGTTGTTCCTATGTATGAGTGGGATGTAGCTTTAGCTTTATCAGCAACAGGAGCAGGAATTGACTTGTCTGCAGCGTTTACTCAAGCAGGAGCAACAACTACTACTCAAACAACTAATGGTGTTGTTTATACAGCAAAAGCTAACTTATTTATTGGTACAGATGTAGCAAGACCTGAGAACGAGTTAAAAATGTTCTATGATGATGTATCTGAGAATATGTATGTAAGAGCAGGATTCACTATGGGCTTCCAATATGGTTGGAACTCTTTAGTTAATGGTGCTACCTTAATAGGGTAATATTTAATAGTAGATAGGGAGGGAGAAATCTCTCCCTAAATACTTTTTTTAACTTTTAAAATAATAAATAATGGCAATAACAAACGGAATAAATATAGGCTGTAGTAACTTACAAGCAGCAGGGGGTATTAGAAATATTCTTATTAGAACTTGGGCTGATGGAGATGCAGTTACTTACTCAAATACTTCTACTTCTCACGCTATATCTAAAATTGTAGATACAGGTGGCTCAACAGCAAATTGGAGAAATTTTGAGTTTAAAAACGAATTACCATCTCTTACTGTTACTGCAGCTAAAGAAAATGGCTCAACTTCTTACGAATGTTCTTTAAGTTTTATGATGCCTGAGATGACTAATTCAAAAGCTGCTGCATTACAGCAACTTATGGACACTTGTATGATGGTAATAGCAGTTGGAAACAATGGTAAGAACTATGTTTTAGGTGTTAGTCAAAAGTATATGAATGAAAAGGCTGAAATAAGAAATCAAACTTATGTTAGTATGACAGGAGCAGAAGGTGCTTCAGGAGCTGCTTATAATGATGATAATGGTTGGACTGTAACAATGGGCTGTAAGCAATGGGAAGCTCCTAGATTATATACAGGGACTATAACTTTGTATACTAATGCAGGTTCAGGAACAGGGACATCTACTACATCTTAATTAATAATAATTTAAAAAATAAAATAATATGGCAATAGCAGATGGAATGGCAATAAATTGTTCAGACTTACAAGCAGTAGGAGGTACAAGATTTATAGCAGTTAGAGTTCAAAATTCTACACAAGAAGTAGTTTTTGATGACTCTCTACATACAATAACTCAAATAGACCAAAGTACAGGAGTTGGTGCTACTTGGGGTATTTTTGAAAGTAGAATTGAATCTTCTTCTTTAACTGTTTCAGGGACAAATGAAGGAAAAGAGTTTACTACTTATGAGTGTACTTTATCTTGGTTTATACCTGGATTTACAACGACTCAATTTAACGAACTTTATAGGTTTGATGGAGATTGTTTAATGGCAATGGTTATAGATAATAATGACAATACTTCAGGCACTACAGAGCCTTCAAGCAACCAAGCTCACAATAAAGTAATAGGTCTTTCAAATACTTTACCGAATCAAGACACACACGCTAGTGAAAGAACTCAGCAATACTGTAGATTACAATCGGTAGAAGGAGGTACAGGGGCTGCTTTTTCTGATGAGATTGGAGTTACAGTAACACTTGTTGCTACTCAATATGAAATACCTAGAGCTTATTCAGGTGTTATAACTATTGATGCTGATGGCTTAGGATTGGCAACTACATAATAATTTAGATAAAATAAGAGAGTGTTAGTTAATAACACTTTCTTATTAATATCTTTTTAGTAATGTGCGACTGTAATAAAGAAAGAAGTGTAATTTTGACAAATATATATTTAACTATGGCAGAATACAAAGTAAACAAAAATGTAATTAAAGGGTTCAGACTTTCAAGTGATGGAAAACAAGGTGTAGATTTTAGAACCGAATTAAGCCAAGCAGATTTAGCTTATGCTTATGAGGAATTGAATATAACAGATTGGATAGATAAAATAGAAAAATCAAATGAAAAAAACACTAGCAAGAAAACCAAAGAAAGCTCAAGTAAAGAGAAAAAATCAAAAGACTAACACTTTTGAATTTGGAGTATTTGACCTAACAGTACCACCAAGCATAACTGAAGTAAAAGACCTTAAAACCCTTAGTAATGAGTGGGTTCCTTTTGGAGAAGATAATCTTTTTCCTCAGTATTTAGCAGAACTTAAAAGAAAATCTTCTACGCACAGAAGTGTATTGGCACAAAAAACTGTATTTACAAGTGGTGCTAAATTTGTTTGTGATAACGAATCATTAAGAGAGTTTATTGAAGATGTTAATGCAGATAAAGAATCCTTAAGAGATGTATTTAAAAAATTAGCAGATGATTACTATACCTTTGGTAATGCATACCTTGAGTGTGTTATTTATGATGGTGGAGTAAATTTATATCATTTAGATGCTACAACAGTTAGAATGGGTAAAAGCAGAAAAGAAGTTTATGTAAACCCTGATTGGTGTAAGTATTGGAATCAAGACAAAAAAATAAAAAGACTACCTATATACCCTAGAGTAGCACACAATAAGTTTGTAATGCACTTTAAGGATTACGAGCCTACATTTAACTTTTACGGACTTCCTGATTATGTAGCAGCACTAGAGCATATCTGTGTTGATTACGAGATAGGAAAATGGAATCACACTAAATTCTTAAATGGCTTTCAACCTTCTGCTATTGTTGAGATTAGTGGAGATATGGGAGAGGAAGAAGCTCAGAAAATGGTTCACGAAGCTCAAAAGAAGTTTGTGGGAGAAGGAAATAATGGTAAGATATTGTTTATAGTAAAGAATGGAGATACATCTCCTGCCAATGTTCAGATTATCAAAGATGACCAAGAGGGTAGTTGGATTGATTTACAGCAAATTACCGACCAAAATATTATAACTGCTAATAGATGGCAGCCATCACTTTCAGGTATTGTTAGTTCAGGTAAAATGAATAACACAGGAAGTGAGATTAGAATTGCTTATGACTTAGTAATGACTACAGTAATTAGAGATACTTCTGAGTTATTGTTAAATGGAATAAGAACAGTTCTATACAATGAAATGGGTTACGACCCTAGTGATTTAAAGATACACTACGACCCACCAATTTCTTATGCTAATGATGTTGATATTAGACAGGTTCTTACTATAAATGAGCAAAGAGCATTAATTGATGAGGATTTACCTATGTTAGATGATGGAGATATGTTTGTTGCAGATAGAGAGGTTATTGTAGTTGAGAAAGATGAAGATGGGGATGGAGAGGCAGATGAAACAAAGGAAATAACAGTAGAACAATAAGATATGGCTAATACTAAACAATATATAACATTAGTTTCTGCAGGAGAGGTAATTGACAAAACATTTACTAATAAAAATACAGACCCTACTCTTGTTTCTGAAAACACAATAGTATTGGCTGAGTTAGCACATATAAGACCTTTATTGGGAGAGAAATTTTATGCAGAGCTAAAAAAACAACATAATGATGGAACTTTAACTACTGAAAATCAAGAGTTTATGCAGTATTACTTGGAAGATTGTCTTTCTTGGTATGTTAGATTTGAAGTTGTAAATGATATTATGAGTAATATATCTTCTAGTGGTGTTGTTCACAATACGGATGAGTTTTCAAGAATTATAAGTCAAGATACTTACAATACATTTAAGCAAGACACATATAGGAAAGCAGAAATATTTTCAAGAGATATGATGGATTTTCTAAACTCTAGTGATGAGCAAGGAGATTATCCTACATTTGAAAGCAATAAGCCAAAATCTATGAGTGATACATATAAAAATCACGGAATGATATTCTACGATAGTATATACGGATATAATGGTGTTGATGGTTGTGTTAGTTGTGGCAATCCTTATTTAAAAGGAAAGTGTAATTGTAATTGTACTGATTGTTAAAATAAAATAATATATGGCATCAAACGAACATAAAAATCTTCAAGACCCTAACATACACGACCCTAAAGGATTTAGAAGTGCAAGTAATGAAACTGTCTTAACTAAAGGAGCAGGTTCAGGTGGTTATCAAAACGGCTCTTTACAATGGGTTCCAAAGTATAATGTTGGAGCTAAAAATTACAGCATACAGGGCTACCTAGTAGGAGCATCAAATTATAAATATGGAGAAGATGTGGCTAATAATAAATCTCCATATCTAATGGATAATGATTTTGGTTCAGGCACTATAACTTCTGAATCAACAATTTCTCCAACTAATTTATTCAGAACAGGTCAGTCTTTTTATGTTAATTGCAAATCTAAAGTTATATCAATAAAAGGATATATAACAATGAACTCAGCAAATAGTGTTGTTATAGCTATATGTAAGGCAACTCCTATAGCAGGTTCTTCATCTGATATTAGTGTTGTTGTTGTTGATGAAGTTACTATAGTAGGAGGAAATAATAATAATATTTTAGTTGCATTTAGTGAAACTGTTATAACATCAAGCTCTTTATCTGAAGGAGATATTATATTTCCAATGGCTAAAGAGGTTCTAGCTGAAGGAGGTAGAGCAGGTTCTAATATATATATAAATGGGACTATAGAAACTTGTTCAGATTACTAATGATATGAAAAATACAATGAAAGATACAACAGAAGTTTTAATTGCAAATGGAGGAGTTATAGGGTTGAGTTTAAGCGAGTGTAATGAGTATCTTTTATTTATATCAACATCACTAGCAATATTTTTTACTCTTTATAAATTCTATAAATTATCAAAGAAAAAATAATATGGCTAAAATTAGTTTTACTTTTAAGTCAAACTCTAGGAGAAAAAGGAAGGGTGTTCATTCAAAAAATGCTTCAAAAAGTCAAAATGGCTATAAAAAAAAGTACAGAGGGCAGGGAAGATAAGTGGTATAATGATAGGTTAAGAAATATGGATATTAAATATTTTAAACTTTCTGAATTTGACTGCCCTACCGATAGTGGCTCAGGAGAAAATATGTGCCTATCATTTTTAAGTAAACTAGATGAGGCTAGAGAGTTAGCAGGAGTTTCTTTTAAAATTACATCAGGATATAGAACACCAAAACATAACACATCTGTAGGGGGAGTTAAAGATTCTAGCCATACAAATATACCTTGTAATGCTTGTGATATATCAACTCCTGACAGCTCTACTAGGTACAAAATAATTAGCTCATTATTAAAAGTGGGCATAAATCGCATTGGTATTGGTAAAAATTTCATACATTGCGACACGGATAAAAAGAAAAGCCCAAATGTTATTTGGCATTATTATTAATTAAAATTTATAAAATGAAAAAGTTTTTAGAAAGATTCCTTATTGGACAAATGTTAAAGTCAAAGAAGTTTTGGTACGCTATCAGTTCGGTGGTTGTTCCTGCTTTAGTTACTTACTTAGGTGTTGATGAGGCAACTGCAAAAGATTTGTATTACTCAATTCTCACACTTATATTAGGTCAGGGAATTGCTGATATAGCTAAATTAAAAAAATAACACTTGTTGTTTAAAATAATTTACTATCTTTACAGTCCTTTTATGAGTGTTTTCATTTTGGGATAGTTAGTAGTTAAGAGTGAGAGGTTAATAACTTCTCACTTTTTTTTTATACCATTATGTATTTTTAATAAATTTGAATATGAAAAAAAATGGAAAAAGATTAAGACTCACAGTAGATGAGGAAAACTTAATCTATAAACACAGAGCAAATTCAATAGAAAATTTTAACGACAATACAGCATTAGATATACACCTTGCAGAAAGGGGTATAAATAAAAAAGATGTTGTATCTGTAAAGCATTGGCAATCAGCTAATGGCGATTTAAGATTTTCAATAGTTACAAAAGAAGATTGTGGATTAGATGAGAATCAGATATTTGACAATGTAAATAAATTTATAGAAGGATATTCTCCTGACTATAAAGAGATAAAAAGAAAGAAAGGAACACATCTTTTAGTTATAAACCCTGCAGATATTCACATAGGCAAGTATGCTAATGAATTAGAAACAGGAGAAGCTTATGACTGTGAAACTGCTGTTATGAGAGTTTTAGAGGGTGTTCAAGGGCTTATAGATAAGTCTAAAGGTTTTGATGTGGATAGAATTTTATTTTGTATTGGTAATGATGTTTTACATATAGATAATGTATATAACACTACAACTAAAGGAACACATCAAGATACTGATGGTAAGTGGTGGGAGCATTATGAGATTGCTTTAATGTTATATGTTAAGGTAATAGAAATGCTAAGAGAGATAGCTCCTGTAGATGTACTACATTCAATGAGTAATCACGATTATCAAAGTGGTTTTCATTTAGCACACACATTAAAATCTTGGTTCAGAAAAGCTGATGATGTTAAATTTGATATTTCAGTTGCTAATAGAAAATATTATCAATATGGAGAGAATCTTATAGGATTAGAACACGGAGATGGTGCAAAAATGGACAAATTACCACTTTTAATGGCACAAGAAAGACCTGTAATGTGGAGTCAAAGTAAGTTTAGGTATTGGTATTTACATCATATACATCATAAGGTAAAACATAAATGGCTAGATGCTAAAGATTTTATAGGTGTAACTGTAGAATATATGAGGAGTCCTTCTGCTGCTGATAGTTGGCACTCAAGAAAAGGTTTTTGTGGTGCGCCAAAAGCTTGTGAAGCTTTTTTACACGACAAAGAAAGTGGGCAAGTAGCAAGATTAACACATTATTTTTAATGGTAGTTATTTGGCCTTCATAAATTAAACCCTTTAATAACCCTTTCTATAGGGTATTCCATACTCTTAAAGATAAAGATAAAGATATGGTTAAAGATAAATACTAGGTTAAAGACAAAGTATTTGTATATTATTTATAAAAAACATTGTAAATATTTTGGTAGTTTAAAAAATTGTTGTATCTTTGCACAGAATTTACGACTAACTAACTATTAACTAAAACACTTATTACTTATGAATTTTGATGATTGGAAATTAAGCAACCCTACTGATGATGGTATTGGATATAATATGGTAAGCTCTTGTTGTGGAGCAGAGATTGGAGAAGGAGATGTCAGCACCTGTTGTGGTGCTAGTATGTGGGGAGAAACCGATATATGTGGAGATTGTAAAGAACACGCAGATAGAGATGAGATGTGCTGTCAAGAGTGTGGAGATATTTGTGATGAGATAGAAGATTATGAATATGAGCAAATACAAAAAGAAAACTACGAAGAAAGTATGAGAGATGAATACTAATTATTAACTAAACTATTTTAAAATGACAAAAACACAAACGAGTGATATTCTACAACACTTAAAAGATGGTAGAAGGCTAACACAAAAAGAAGCTATAAACGAATATGGTGCATACAGATTATCAAGCATCATTCATTCCTTAAGAAAGAAAGGTTACAGGATAGAGTCTAAACAATTAGATGTACCAACTAGGTATAAAAAAACAGATGGGACTACTAGAAATGCTAACATTGT